CTACGCCTTTAATCATATCACCAGCGACCCCTAAAAGGGGTTTAATCAAAAATTGTAACATAATATTTCCTTATAAGTTTTGGATAATGCCGCTTAGTTCTAAGCAACGTGCTGGAGTTTGCTTGTTCCAGCGTGAGTCTTTCATTTGTGAGGCTGCCTCTTTGAAGTCACATTTGCCAAGAGCAGTAAACATCTTCTTAAATTTGCCTACTCCTGCTTGTCCTAGCTGAAAACACATTTCCGTCAAAACGCCTGTTATAGCGTGTTTTTTAGGTTCAGGTAGTTCCGACCATTCAGTGTTCTCTAAATGTTCTCCTATGAGTGAATTTGCCCCATTAAACGCCTTTTCAAAGTCATTATTAAATAGGTTTTCCCACCCATCCTGAGAAGTAGGTACTACTTCCTTACCTAATATCTTATGACCCCAGCCACCAGTAAGGTGTCCTTCGGTACAATGGTAAGGCTCTAACCTATAGCCTTCGTGTGCTTTTATGCGTTCTTTAATATCGTTCACTTTATTGTATATCCAGTTGGTTGAGTAGATAGATTTGGTGCTTTTTCAGGTTGTTTAGTTGAAAGAATATCGTCTAAGTTTTTGTTTAAATACCAGACTACTGAACCAATAATGCTATCTCTTGTAAATGTTTCTGACACTTCTTTCAAAGAACACCCATATTGTAAAAGTAAAGATACTGCTTTTCCAGAGCTTCTTAGCTCTCTATCTAGTGTAGATTCTGATTTCTTGGTTTTTACCCATACTGCTACAGGCAAAACACCAGACTCAGATATAATATAATCTATTGTGGAAACTATAGGCATCGTGTCAATAAGCATACGCACATTGACGGATCGCATCCTATTTGGCACTTCCATTCTCGCCACGCTACTCATAATCCCTTTCTATAATCATTTCCAAATAATGTATAGCCTTTTTAATATCTTCCTTTTTCCCCTTGAATTTGTGCCGACAAACGTACTTTATGACGTTGCCTTCGGCATAAAAAAGATTATTAACATTAATAAACTCTGCTGGTTGAATAATAAACCTTTTGTAGTGATCTCCACTTACTTGCCTGTCTAGTGTTTTCATGGACAGACTTTATTCCATCTTCCACCTTTATTCAAGACCATTGGTAAGAGTTTGGGTTGGCTATCTATAATTATTCCACAACCAATGATCGGTCTATCTTTGAATACTTTGTCATACGCAAAAGCTAATGCGTCTTTATCAATTAAACACCCTACTTGCATCGCCCATAAAAGCGATGACGGATTTCCCCAGTACGAAATTCCATACTTGGTATGATAGTGTCCTTGCACATAACAAGTGCCTTGCTTTTGTCCAACGGTTAATATGTTTGCTGATTTACCATGATGAAAATGTACATCATCTCCATTGGGTAATCTTATGGTTAGTTCACTATGCCATTTCCATCCCTTACCTACTTCTAAGACTTCATTATAATCTCGCATATAGGCTTTAGGTAATCCTGCTTTAAAAGCCCTGCGGTACGCAAGACTTCCATGATTGGAGTGTAAGACATCTACTTTGCTCCATAGTTTTTCAATGGCGTGAATAGTTTCTCTCGCTTCAAATAGCTCATCACCTGCACTTGGCAGGTCAGGGTCTTGACCATGAAAGTTAAGACCATGTTTATCTGTCTCGTCACCAATGTGAACTACACGATCAGGTTTATATTTTTTCTTAATTGAAGTTAAGAAAGAAATTAAATCTTGATGATGATAAGGACAGTGAGTATCTGAAATAATCAATATACATCTGTTTGACATACTTGAGTTTTATTTGATTTGCACAAGATGTGCAATACTACATAAGGGTACGAATTATTAAGACTAGCATTTGTACAAAAACAGTTGTGCCAATAAACCATACTAATCCTCTTAGCTGACGCATATCTCTCTCGATATGGGCGAGGTGATTATCCTTGAGGGTAGTAAGCTTATTGTCCATAAGCTCTAGCTTACCCTCGATACGGATAATTGCTTCTTTATTCTGCTGTTCCATTGGCTTTTACTTCCTTTGGTTCCTCTTTAGATTCCTCTTTAGGTTCTTCTTTAGATTCCTCTTTAGGAAGTTCAGCCTGTAATTGAGCAGTCCAAAAATTAGCTAATATATCTAAGTCAGATTTCTGTTCTCCAACTCTCATTAGCTTTTGATAAATACTTTTACCTTTGTTAGATAGAGTAGTTTCATCATATTCTTTTTGATTTAATGTAAACATATTAACCCTCCAATGCAGTTACTTTAGTTTCTAAAGTTTCTATACGAGTCATAGCTTCTTGTAAAGCTTTAACAGCTTTCATATGTAATATAGAATATTTAAAACCTTTAACGTGATCTTTAACTTCTTTAACATCTCCTATTTCTTTATCATCTGGTATAGTATCTCCATCTTCATAGAGAGTTCCAAATTCTGAAGACGATTGTACATCAGCAGGTGTCGGTTTAACTTCTGTTACTAGTTTTGGACTGACTAGTAGTGCCTCTTGAGCAATCACACCAATTTGAGTTTTTGCGTCATCACCATAAGCTCGTATATCATCTTTTTTTCTAAAGTTTCTAATTCTTAATGCTTTAATATCATCCCATTGAGAATTAGCATCAGTTATATCTTGTTTAATTCTTTCATCAGATATCGCATTGAAAGCACCGTCATGGTTATAGCAGTCACCATCTCCATATACGATAAATCTCGTTGCTCCTGTATCAGCAAATTCAATACATGCATTAGCAGTTCCACTATCAGGTGCACCACCAGAATAAAATACTTGAATACCGTATGGAGCAACACTAGAAACATCTCCTGTATGTTCAAATTTTGTAGCGAATGTGTTATGAATATCGTGTTTTACATGTAATCTTACTGCATCTGGAGCGTCTTCTCCAATGCCTATTCTATTATTACCAGCATCAACAAATAGTGCATGAGTTAAACCATCAGATTCTACTCGGAAGTCTCCATCAATACTGTCTTGGTTAAAAATTACATTACCTTGACTTATGTCCATGATATTTCTTGCTGTACCAGCAATCATTTGATAAAGAGTTATACGACCACCTTCAGAACCATCTGCTACATTACCTAAAGACGATTGTAATTCATTATATACAATTGCTTCTCCAGCATTATTATCAGCAGTAAATTTAATAGTTCCATCTAAATCACCATTTGCAACACCAGATGGATCTCTAACAAAATTTAAAAATGGTCCTTCAGCCGTATCATCGTCTGTTGTTTTTAAAGTTAGTAAAGCATAGTTTCCTGAACCTATAACAGTCAATGAACTATCAGGAATCGTAACATTTGTATTTTCATCTATAGTTATAGCAGGATAAGTACCAAGAGTATTACCTAAACCAATCACTAAATCATCAGTTGTATCATCAAGTCCTATGTGAAAATTTTGTGCGTTGCCATCAAATATTATTTTAGTATCTTCTGCTCCACCATCACCCATGGTTAACGTAGGTGTAGTACCACCTAAAGTAAGACCAGCATCGGCATTGTGTGTTAAAGTAATTTCACTGTCTGCACCAAAGTGTATAACAGCAGCATCACTTTTCATATATAAATCATCACCAATAACTGCATCTAAAACTACTGATAAGCCACCATCGGTTTGTAGTGATCCATCTGTTGTGCTTGTTGCAGCAGTTGTGTCGTCTGTTTTTATAATACCACTAGCAGTTACAGTTGTAGCTGTTAATGCTTGTGCAGCAATCGTACTACCAGATTCAGCAGTAAATGTATTCGCTGTGATTACAAAGTCTTTTGCACCTGCTACATAAATGTCTAATGTATCATCAGTCGGTGCTTCCATATATGTATCACCGTCATCATCAAAGATTAATTTTCCACCAAACGCAGCAGTATCTATACCAATTTCAACTTTTGTAGGAGTACCAGAAGCTAAAGTGATACCTGTCATATTGACAGTTTGTAAACTTGATCCGTGTGAAGTAGACGCAATTGTCCCTTCGACTACATTAGCACCTCCATCAGTTACTCTGATCTTTCTACCTGCAAAGTAAATTGCAGATAAATCAGAAGCTGATGCAACGGTTAATGAATCGGCATCAACACGTGCAATTGTGTACGTACCATCGCCATCTCCATACTCAAAATATCCATCTCCGAGTTGTTCGTACATATCTCGCATATGTCCCATTAATTCTCTTGCAGCATTATTGACATTACTCGGTGCCATATTTTCTGCAAAGTTCACCGTCATATTGGCAGTATTACTACCTGCAGTTGAACTAAATTTTCCTACGCCTGTTCCAGCCATTTTGTTTTCCTCCTAGTTAAATTCCTTAATTATTATTATTTGTTATTAATCCTGGTGTTTGTCCTGCGACAAATGGTGTTGTTCCTCTAGTTATTCGACCAGGCAAACCTAAAGCACCTCTAATTCCTTGCATTATTCCTGGTGCATATCCAACTCCAGCATAAAATGCTGGATTTATTAATTGTTTTATATCTAATCCACCAGTAGCACCCATTGAACCAAGTAATCTTGATGCAGTTCCACTATCAGGTGTAAAATTACCTAAAACATCTTCTCCTGTTCTTGCAAGATTTAACATTAAATTTTTACCTCTTGCTGTTGCTGATTTATTAAATGAACGATCTACCATTTTTATGCCTTGTAAAAATTGTGCAGTAGAAAATATACCTTCATTTTTAAAAGCTGATTTTACAGCATAATCTATTGGTCTTAGTTGTGCAAAAGCTAAATTTACTTTTGCTAAAGCATTGTTAGGATTATATTCTGTTATTGTTGTTTTAAATACGTTTCTAACATCTGAAAAAGCATCTCCAATATAACTTTCAACTCCAGAAGATCTATGAAATCTTTGCATATCTGAAAATAAATCAGTTTCTATTTTTTTTAAAGTATCGCCAGATAAAAAACGTATTCCATTTTTATCAGTTTTAATTTGATTGGTAATGTTTTTTGTAATTCTTTTTACAACTATGTCATAAGCATCATCTGTCAAACCTGCGTTTTTTACTGTATCAAATATTCTAGTTTCTAAAGTATCTAAACCTGAACTTGACAATTTCATTTTTGATAAAACTTTACTATATTCTTTACTTACTAAATTAGCAACTGCATCATACGCTTCGTTTCCATAAAGACTTTTAATTTCTTTTTTTATTTTTCCAGCAGCGTCAGTTTTATTTCTAAAAAAATTTATAATTGTTTTAGTTACTCCTTTTTTTGCTGTAGAGTTTGTAATTGGTTCTATAGCCTCTAACATAGCTTTTTTGTTAAATTCAGCCAAAGCTCTAGTTTTTGCTTCAGTTATAAAAGCACCTCCTCCAGGTATAGAGGTAGAAGCAGTTTCCATTCCACCAATTAATTGACCTAAAATGCTTCCTCCTTTTCCTCGTACTGCAGCACCTGGTGTAACTGGTATGCCTTTTTTAATTAATTCCATAGCTGAAGCTGTAGCTTTAGGTAATATCATAGTAGCAGCACCAGATAAAACACCACCTGCAGCACCACCTATAGCAGCACCTGTTAATCTTCCTTCTACACCTTCTCCTGTTCCTGCACCATACAATGCACCTTGACCAGCACCCACTGCAGCAGAACGACCTGTAGAACTTAGTAAAGTAGGAGCTGCTCTACTTACTGCTCCAGCAGCTTTAGCACCTGTAGTTAAAGCTCTTACTGCTAATCCTCCACCTAAAGCAGAACCAATGCCACCTGCAATTTCTCCGCCATAAGCTAATAAAGGGTTAGTTTTTCTAAAACTATCAATTTCGTTTCTAATTTTTTCTACTTCTTGTTTATACGATGTTCCTTTTATTTTTGACATAAACAATGCTTCTATTTCATCACCAAAACCAAAACTTAATCCTTGTCCTACTGCTCTTGTAGTTCCTTCTACCCTACCAACATCTTCTATATTTAATTGCGTTTCTGCTAATTTTTGGTCACGCCTTTTTAGCATTTCATCTACTGTAATTTCAGTCATATTTGTCCTTTATTCAAAATATTCTATCCATTTTTTGTTATATTCTTCTATTTGTTGTGGAGTTAAATCTGCAGGATTTACTCTTAAAATTTGGTCTTTAGTCATAGTGCTAATTGAATCTACGTCTAAACGCAACAATGCGTTTGCGTCAAAAAACTCCTTTTGTGCATCTGTTAGTTTAAATCCTTTTTTAACTTTATAACCTGAAAAACCAGAAACTTCATTATTGTAAACTTCTAAATTTTGTTCATACATTCTATGCTTGTCAGCTAAAATGTTAGAAATTAATGCTGTAGCAACTTCTTTGTTAGTAAAAGCTGAAGCAGGATCACCACCTAATGCTAACATAATTCTAATAGCATCTTGCTCTGTCATTACACCACCACCAACTACTTCTAATCTGTTGGCTCCAATTAAACCTTGAAAAGTTCCTGCTTGTAATCTTTGCATAAACTCTTCAGTAGTTAATCCATTTTCTGTAAAAATAGTTTTAAAAGTAGATTGTAATTGGTTAAGAATTTTTTCTGCACCTTGTGGTAAATTTTCATTTCTTGAAATAAACTGTGCTAATTTTTCAAGTTGCACTTCTGATTTTTCTACCTCTGTTTTAATAGTTAAAAATTGTGGAAGTGTTAATTGAGATCGTGCTAAATTACCAACAGTAGATATTACGGCTTGTGTACCAGCTCCAAACATTTCATTAGAGTATGAAATTTCACTACCATCATCTAATTGTACTAAAACTTTACCATCTTGTGTGTCAAAAGCATTATATTTTTTATTTGTAGTGGGATCAGTTACGATATAACGAAAATCTCTTCTACTTGCATCTGAAGTTCCAAATCGTGACGCATCTTTTGGTATTAAATGAGAATTATTTTTAATATCCAATGGACTTGCATAAACCAATGAATCAGTATTTATATTGTAAGCCTCCATTAAATTATCTCCAAACAATTCATCTCCAAAGCTAGAAACAACAGACCCTAAATCTACCTTAGCTAAATCAGCAAATTCAAGACTTTGTGGATCAAAATTGGGATCTTGTAATAATTCTTTAAAGTTCTTTATGTCATCCCTTTCTTTTCTAGTAAGTTCCATTGTTTCTTTTTCAAATTCTTGTGTCTCTTTTTTATATTCTCTATCTTCAAATGTTTCTTGTATATCAAATGCTTGTAGGGGTCCTTGCATCAAAGCTTGTCCAACAGGAACACCCTGCAAGATTAAAGAACCTGCGTGTGCCATTGGATTTGTAAAATATCCTTTAAAATTTTCTGCAGGGGCTAAAAATCCACCTGGTTGTCTTGCAGTAGTATAAGATGCCATTGGATTTGATAAAAAACCTTTTATTCCGTTTGCCATATATATCTCCTAAGTTAAAAATCCTAATGCACCTAAACCTGCACCTATAGCAGGTCCATATCCACCCAAAAATGAAGCTGGTGCAGCAGCACCCATCAATCCACCTCCAAAAGCACTTGCTAAAGTGCCAGGTTGATTACTTGGTGCAGTAGCGTATTGTGTTGGAAATCCACTACCTATAGGTGAAACTAATCCAGCATACTGAGATAGTGCTTGTCCTGGAGCTTGTTGTCCAAATTGGAATCTTGCGATTTGATCTTGTAATTGTCTTTGTGCTAAGTTTTCATAAGCACCACCAACACCGCTTAACTGTCCAATACCTCCAAAACGTCTTGCATCCATTTGTTGTTGTAGTGATGGAAGTTGTCCAGCAGCAGCTAATTGCCTTGTTCTTTCTTGTTGGCTTAATTGTGAAGCAATCGGTGCGTAGGCTTGAGTTATTCCCCTAGCAGCAGCTTGTTGTGCTTGAGGGCTTGTTCCAGTTCTTCCCATACCACCAAATTGTGTAGCAACATTACCCATAACATCAGATGTAATGCCTTCTCGTATGCCTTGTAAGTATTGATTCTGTCCAGCACCACCAGCGAAACCGCCAATCGTAGATGCTGCTTGATTCATTAATTGCGATGGTCCAGCTTGTTCTAGTGCTGCCGCTTGTCCTAAATCTAATGCAGATTGAGTTTGTGTTGCAAACGGTACTACGGTACTGCCTGGATAAAATTGTCTACCTATACCACTTCTATAAATGTTTTGAGCTTCGCCCAGTATGTCCTTTAAAAAAGGCTCTGCTGGTGCGTATGGCTCAGTTCTTTGGGTGGTAGTTTGATCTCCTCCGCCACTTGACA